AGGGCGGCATCAAGGGCCAGGTCGACTGGGCCCCGATCGACATGGTCGTCAACTGCATCGAGCGCCTGCGCCAGTACCGGCAGGACAAGGTGATGCAGATCTACGAGGTCCTGGGCATCTCCGACGTCATGCGGGGCTCGAGCCGCGCCAGCGAGACGGCCACCGCGCAGCAGATCAAGGCGCAGTTCGGATCGACCCGGATCCAGCTGATGCAGTTCTACATCGCCGACTGGATCTCGCAGGCCCTGCGCATCAAGGCCGAGATCATCTGCAAGCACTGGCAGCCCGAGACGATCATCAAGCGGTCGAACATCGAGCGCACGCCTGACGCGGCCATGGCCATCCAAGCGATCGCCCTGCTCAAGGACGAGCACATGGCGCAGTACCGGGTGAACGTCGAGGCCGACAGCATGGCCGCGCTTGACTGGGCCGCCGAGCGCGACGCCGCGGTGCAGTTCATGCAGGGCCTGGGCGCGTTCATCTCCCAGGTCGCGCCGATGGCGCAGTCGGTGCCCCAGGCGGCGCCCGTGCTGCTGTCGCTGCTGCAGTGGAGCGTGAGCAAGTTCCGCGTCAGCCAGCAGATCGAGGGCGTGCTTGACCAGGCGATCGGCGCCCTCAAGCAGCAGGGCATGCCCCAGCAGCAAGGGCCCAGCCCGCTGCAGCAGGCTGAGGTGGCCGAGAAGATGGCCGGCGCCAAGGAGCGCCAGGCCAAGGCTGTCAACACCGAGATGGACGCGCGCATGAAGGCGATGCAGATGGGGATGCTGCAGCCGCAGCCCAACTTGCCGCCAGCAGCCCCACAAATGCCGCCGGTTAACGGCGGCGTGCCACCGATGCAGTGAGGACGCGATGCAACCACAGGACCTGATCAACGCACTGCGCGACCGCGCGCGCAAGTTCGTCTCCCTGGACAACCCCGAGGACGGCGACCTGGGCGACCTGGCCATCGACATCGGCGCCGGCTTCCTGCCGGTGGTCGGCACGGCCACCAGCGGCCGCGACTTCGAGCGCGCGCGCCGCGAGGGCGACAAGCTGGGGATGGTCCTGTCGGCGGCCGGCATGGTGCCGGTGGTCGGTGGTGTTGCCGGTGCGGCCAACAAGGCGCGCAAGGGTGGCAAGGCTACCGAGGAGACGGTCAAGGCGCTGCGCAAGGTTGACGACGTCGGCTATGACCGCGCCAAGATCGCGGCCAACTATCCCGACACCGCGCCCCCTGTGCTGGCCAAGGACCCCAAGACGGGCAAGGAGTTTCTGCAGAAGCAAAACTCTGCCGAGGCGATTGCCGTCGAGAAGGTGCGCAAGGCCGCGCAGAAGGACATCGACAAGGGCAACTACGACCCGTACTTCAAGGTCGAGGACCGTTTCTACGCTGACGCCAGCAAGTATCCGCTGCAGGGCCGCACCGTCACCGACGCGCTGCCCAAGAAGCAGGCCACGATCGACAAGTACACCGCAGAGTTCGACACGCCGGAGGCGCGCGAGCGACTGACGACAGCCTTCCGCGAGGGCAGCAAGGACCCCAACGCGAAGGACTGGTACGCGATGGGCCAGCTCGAGGCCGAGTTCATCAAGGAGTTCGGCGACAAGAAGGGCCGCGAGATGTTCAAGGAGCGGTTCGCCGATGCGATGTCAGCGACCACTGGCGGCGCTGACCCGACGGCCAACCTGCTGATGTCAGCCTACGGCAACTTCCTGCGTCAGAAGGGTGTGCCGCAGCCGAGCGCTGCGTATGAGTTCCCGTACCCGATCGGCGGCCGCTTCGCGTCTGGAAACATGGCCATGTACGACAAGGTCATCAACCAGGGCGCTGGCCTGCAGGCCGCCAAGACGCCCAAGCGCTTCGACTTCTCGGCCAACTTTATGGGCCATCGCGATCGCGCCACGATCGACGAGCAGATGAGCGGCGGTTTCCGGCCTGGTCTGCTGGTGCCGCCGGGTGATTCCTACGGCGTGTTTGAGAAGGTGGTGCACGACCTGGCCAAGGCCGAGGGCGTGCAGCCGGCCAACTTCCAAGACGTGGCCTGGAAGGGCCTGAAGGGAGTGCCAGGCAAGCCGATGATTCAGCACGTCAACGAGGCCGTTGAGCGCACCGCGCGCGTGACCGGCAAAAAGCCGCAGGACGTGGTTCGCGACAGCCTGGTGCGTGGCACGCATCCGCTGTACAGCCTTGGCGCTGCCGGCATCGGCACCGCCGCTCTGGCAGCCGCGCTGCGCAATCAGGAGGAGGACGAGTTTTGATCGTCCAGGTCAATCTTGAGCTGTTTCGCGGCATCAAGCAGCTCGGTGCCGAGCTTGCGCTCTAGGTGCGGGTACATGTCTCCCGTGTCAACCATCAGCGACGCAGCCTCGAGCAGGGCAGACCAGGTTTCCCTGGGCGCCCGCACGACGCGCGTGCCTACGACGATGATGACGTCATCCATGGCCATCTCCTTTTCTGCATATCGTTGAGAATACCACAACATGACTAGACGCCGCTGGATTCAGGACCGCATCACGGGCGAATTGATCGAGGTCACGCCCGACTACCAGCCCGAGCTGCGCACCGACTCTGGCGCGCTGTGGGGCGATCGCAGCTACGACGGGCTGCGCGCCACTGACGGCACCGACATCAGCTCGCGGACCAAGCACCGCGATTACATGAAGGCCAACGGCCTGGCCACGGCCGACGACTTCAAGGAAACCTGGGCCAAGTCCCAGCAACAGCGTGACCACTACCGACAGCACGGTGGCACGTTCTCACGACGCGACGTAGAGCGCGCGATTCAGCAACTCCAAAACAGGCGATAACCCATGAACGGACCCACGACACTCCGCGACGAGATCGAAGCAGCGATCGAAGAAACAGAGGCGCCTGCGCAAGCCGCAGCGCCGGCACCGGAACCTGCAGCACCAGCTGAGGCTGCACCGGCTGCAGAGCCTGTTGCCGAATCTGCTGCCGAATCTGCAGAACCTGCGCAGAACCTGGATGCGATGGCAGAGGGCGAAAAGCCCGCTGATGCCCAAGACCTTGCTCAACAGCAGCGAGATGAAAACGGCCGATTCAAGGCGAAGGAGGAGGGCATCCAGCCAGGCCCCAAGTCGGGACCGCGGCAGGCTGGCGAGCGCGCCCCGGCATCCTGGCGTCCTGACGTAAGGGAGCACTGGGGCCAGCTGCCCGAGCCGGTGCGCTCTGAGATCCAGCGCCGCGAGGTCGAGGTGCAGCGCACGCTGCAGGAGTCGGCCGAGGCTCGCAAGGCTTACGACGCGGTGATGCGCACGGTGGCGCCCTACGAGGCGTTTATCCGCGCCGAGGGCTCCAACCCCATCCAGGCGATCGACAACTTGATGGCCACGGCGGCCAAGCTGCGCACGGGCACCGCGCCCGAGCTGGCCACGATGGTGGCCGGCATCGTCAACCAGTTCGGCATCGGCCGGTTTGGCAATGGGTTCATCCAGGCCCTAGACGCCGCGCTAGCTGGGCAGTCGCCGGTAGTTGACCCGCAGCAGGCCGCGATGGAGCAGGTGCTCAACCAGCGCCTGGCGCCGGTGCAGCAGATGCTGACGCAGTTCCAGCAGGCGCAGCAGATGCAGCAGGAGCGTGTCGCCCAGGCGGCTCAGTCGGAGGTCGAGCAGTTTCTGGACCGCGCCGAGTTCGGCAACGACGTCCGCGAGGACATGGCCGACATCATGGAGACGGCCGCCCGCCGCGGTCAGAACATCAGCCTGTCCGACGCCTACAAGAAGGCCTGCCTGATGAACGACCGCGTGCTGAGCGTGCTCAGGGCGCGCAAGCAGGCCAAGAGCGCCCAGACCCAGACCCAGGCCGCGCAGCGTGCCAGGTCGGCCGCGGTGAGCGTTTCCGGCTCAGCGCCGGTGGGCGCCCTGCAGCAACCCAGCACTGACGTTCGGTCGGCCATCGAGGCGGCCATTATGCAAAGCGCACGGTGATGGATAATTCACACCACAGGGAGGGGCAACCTTCCCTTGGTGTGCCCAAGCACCCCAGCCACCGCAGCTCCTGGGAGACGCCAAGCGTCCCACCCACGACATAGACGGACTGAGATCGGTTCGCGTCGGCGCATCTGAAATGGTGGGCGAAAGCCCGTAACAACCCAACTCAGATGAGGAGTTAATCATGGCATTCCCAAATGTCTCAGACATCGTCGCAACGACGATTCAAAACCGTTCGCGTCAGATCGCGGACAACGTCACCAAGAACAACGCCATCCTGGCCAAGCTGAACCAGCGCGGCAACGTCAAGACGATCTCTGGCGGTAACGTGATCTTTGAAGAACTGTCTTTCGCTGAGAACGCGAACGGCGGCTTCTACTCGGGTTACGACCTGCTGCCCGTGGCAGCTCAGGACGTGATCAGCGCTGCTGAGTTCCAGATCAAGCAGTATGCCGTTCCCGTGGTGATGTCTGGCCTCGAGATGCTGCAGAACAGCGGCAAGGAACAGTTCATTGACCTGCTGGAAGGCCGCCTGAACGTGGCCGAAAGCACGATGATGAACGAGCTGTCGCAGTCGATCTACTCCAACGGCACCGGCTCCGGTGGCAAGGAAGTGACCGGCCTCGACGCAGCTGTTCCCAGCGATCCCACCACCGGCACCTACGGCGGTATCGATCGTGCCACCTGGACCTTCTGGCGCTCGAAGTTGTACGACTTCAGCACCGCCACCGGCGGCAACGCCACGGCGGCCAACATCCAGGCAGGCATGAACAACCTGTGGGCCCAGACCACCCGTGGTTCTGACCGTGTCGATCTGATCGTCATGGACACGAACTACTGGGCTCTGTACATGGCCAGCCTGCAGGCTCAGCAGCGTTTCACGTCGCCGGAAACCGGCAACCTCGGCTTCCCGTCCATCAAGTTCATGGACGCTGACGTGGTGCTGGACGGCGGTATCGGTGGCTTCTGCCCGGCGAACACGGCGTTCTTCCTGAACACCAAGTTCATCAAGTGGCGCCCCCACAAGGACCGCAACATGGTCCCGCTGTCGCCGAATCGCCGCTACGCGATCAACCAGGACGCCGAGGTGCAAATCCTCGCCTGGGCCGGCAACCTGACCACCTCTGGCGCCCAGTTCCAGGGCCGCATGCAGAACTAATTGGTGGGCCTGTCGTGGGTCACCCTTCCCAAGGGGCTGGGGTGACCCACACCCCTTGGGTTTTTTGCCATTCAGGAGATCAACATGCCGGCAACCGCAACCCCGACCGCGTCGCCTTCTGGCGGCCAGGTCAATCCCGGATCCACCTTCACGCTGGCATGCGCCACGGCGGGTGCGACCATTCGCTACACCTACGGGACCGCTCCGGCCAGCACCGGCTGGACGACCTACTCGGGCGCGGTCACGCTGCCCGCAGCCTCGGGTCAGACCGTTGTCGTCCGCGCCTACGCCACGAGCGCAGGCAATGATGACTCGGCCGTGGCTGAGTTCACGTTCTACACCATCGGATATGGCGCTGCTGTGAGCGCCAACGCCAAGACGGTGCTCGATACCAACGCATCGCAGGGCCTCGGCGCTGTGTGCGAAGGCATCAACCCGACTGGCGCAGACGAGGCCAGCATCAGCGGCCAGCGCATCGGCGCAGCTGCCACGACGACTGACCTCAAGGTCGAGACTGGCGACGGTCCCGGCGCTTAATCCACCACTAGAAAGAAAAAACCATGCAACCCACGACACCCACTGTATTTGACGACATCCCACTTCCGCAGCCCAACGAGTCCCGCTACGCGATGGACTCGAAGCTGTACATCGAGTTTTATCGCAAGCCCGTGATGCACCACGCCAAGAGCAAGGATGCAGGGCGCGCGATTTACGACGAGGTGGACTACATCCGCATCCACACGCCCGGTGACAAGAGCAGCGTCATCGACAAGCCGATCACGGCGCTGGACATCCAGCGTTTTTCCGATCGGTACAACAAGTGGAAGGCGGGCCAGGCTGAGGCCGTCACTGGCACGCCGCTGACGGCGCTGCCTGGCATCACGCCGTCGAAGGCTGAGGAATACAAGTTCTTCAAGATCGTCACCATCGAGCAGCTGGCCGACGCGCCCGACAACCTCGGGCAGAAGTTCATGTCCTTCCAGCAGGACAAGACCCGCGCCAAGGCGTTCATGGAGGTCGCGGCCAACAATGCCCCGATCGAGAAAATGAACGAGGAGCTGCAAAAGCGTGACCAGGTGATTGAGGACATGCAGGCCCAGCTCGAGGCGCTCAAGGCGCAGATCAAGCCCAAGCGACAGGTCGCAGCCACGGCCGACGCTGAGTAAACCGGAGGACGGGGATGGCCTTCCAGATCGTCAACGAATCGACCCTCTCGGCCATCGTGCAAAACGTGGCCGGGATGGTGGCCTACCCCGTCCCTGCAGATCCTGCCGGCTCGGAGGACCCCGCGGTCCAGCAGATGGTTCAGGCGGCCAACATGGCCGGCAACGAGCTGCTGTCGATGTTCGAGTGGCAGGAGCTGGTCAAGAACTACCAGATCCCCATCCAGTCGGACACCAACGGTCAGAAGGAAAAGGGCTTCGCCCTGCCGGATGACCTGTACCGCTGGATCGACCAGACCAACTGGAACGCGACGACGCAGTTCCCTTCGCTGGGCCCGGTGTCGGCGCAGATGTGGCAGCAGCTGCTGATCCGCACGACGCTGCCGACGCTGTCGTTCTACTGGCAGGTCCGCGACAACAAGATCTACGTGCTGGCGCCGCCCAACTCGCCGCAGACGATGAACGTGTTCTACGTCTCGGCCGGCTGGGTGCGCGATCAGAACGATCCGACGCTGTTCAAAAACCGGATGACGCAGAACGGCGACGTGTCGCTGCTCGATTCGACTGTCATCACGTTGTACACACGAGTGAAGTGGCTCGAGATGAAGGGCCTGGACAGCAGTGCCGCGATGCGCGACTTCAACATCGCGTTCGAGAACCGCAAGAATTCCGAGAAGGGCGCGCCGGTGCTGACCATGGCGCGCGACTTCCGCTTCCCGTACATCCAGCCGCTGATCAATACGCCCGACACGGGCATGGGGGCGTAAACCATGCCGCTGATCCCGGTCAAACCCTTCAAGACGCCGCGAAGGGCGGCCGCCGCGCAGACAGCGCAGGTCGCCGTTATCCCCGCGCCTACTGGCGGGCTGAACTACCGCGACCCGATCAGCGCAATGCAGCCCACCGATGCGCTGGTGTTGACCAACTTCATTCCGCGCCAGCAGGGCGTGGAGCTGCGCAAGGGCTGGCAGGCATACGCCGGCGCGGTGGAAGTCGCCAGCGTCGCGCAGTCGGTGGAGTCGATCTTCAGTTACACGGCACCTGACCCGGCTGACAACCGCGTGTTCATGGCCACCAATGGAAAAATTTACGACGTCACGTCGGGCGGCGCGCCCGTCGACATGACCCCGAGCGGCACCGGCAGCACCGATGACGAGTGGTGGACGACGCAGTTCTCCACGGCCGCAGGCACCTACCTGCTGGCCGTCTCGCCTGGCGCTGGGTACTGGACCTACGACGCCACCGGCGGCTGGGTTGACCGCACTGCATCGACGGTGGGACTGTCGACCAGCGTGCGCACCGTTGCCGTGTGGAAGCGGCGCATCTGGTTCACGGTTGAGGGCGACTCGCGTGTGTACTACATGCGCAACGTGAACGACATCCAGGGGCACGCTGATGCGTTGCCCATGGGCTCGATCTTGCGCAACGGCGGCTACATCTCGGCGTTGTTCAACTGGACGATCGACGCCGGCTTCAGCGTTGACGACTTCTTGGTCGCGGTTGGCACCGAGGGCGACATCGGCGTGTGGGAGGGCACTGACCCGACCAACGCCGCGACGTTCAACCTCAAGGGCGTCTGGTACGTGGGCCCCGTTCCGCGGCACGGAACATATTTCACGCCGTTCGGCGGCGACGTGATGATCGTGAGTGAGCTCGGCCTGGTGCCGATGTCGCGCCTCATCACCGGCCAGTATTCGCAGGACGTTCAGGCCGGCGGCCCAGCGTCAAAGATTCAGTCGGTGTTCGCACCGCTCGTGCGCAAGCTGCGCAACGAGAAATTTTTCAACGTGTTCGTGGTGCCGTCGTCCGAGGTGCTTGTGATCAAGCTGCCCAACGACGGCGGCACGTATCGCCAATTTGCGATGAACGTCACCACGGGCGCCTGGTGTGACTTTGAGGGCATGCCAATGCGGTGCGCGACCGTGATCGATGGCGAGCTGTACTTTGGCACCGACGACGGCTTGACCTGCAAGGGCTTATACGGCGACCGCGATGCTGTCGACTCGGTCGGCGCCGGCGGCAACTACGTCGAAGGCGAGATGCAGGGCGCGTTCACGCACTTCGGCACGCCTGCGCAGAACAAGAAGTTCGGCATGGTGCGTCCGATCTTTATCGCGCTGTCGGCGCCTTCGATCAAGGTGCAGATCAACACGCAGTTCCAGCTCACGCCGATCGGCGGCTCGCCGTTCTATAGCGCTGACGACACGGGGCTGTGGGATGCGGCGGTGTGGAACGTGGCCACATGGGCCGGGCAGAACACCTACCAGGGCTGGGCTGGCACTGCGGGCCTGGGCTACTACGGTTCGCTGTGCATGAAGGTGCGCGGCCTGCCGCAGACCGTGTTCACGTCCGCGCATGTGATGACTGAGATCGGTGGAGTGATGTGATGGCAACAGCACCTGCAGCGCCGACGAGCGCACTCATTGAGGCCCTGCGCGGTACGTCCGCGCCAGGCCTTTCTAACCCCGGCATTCGGTTCTACGACAACCCGCAGAACGGAATGGCGTTGGCGCCGTTCGTGCGTCAGAAGTTCGCCGCTCACACTCCCGTCAGCATGGCGCCCGCTGCGCCGCGTCCCGTAATCTCGCCGCCCCCGCCTACGCCTTTGGCGCCAGCACCGACGGCTCCCATGGTGCCACCGGCGCCACGGCCTGCGCCCAAGCTGGATGCACTTGTGATGCTCGATGACGCGGTAATTTCGGACGTTGATGTGCCGCCGGTACCGCCGGCAGATCCACCGCCCACGCCGCCACCGCCCCCACCGCCTCCTCCTGAGCCGCCGCCTGAGCCGCCGCCTGAGCCGCCGCCAGAGGTGCCGCCTGACCTGCCGCCGGATTTGCCGCCGGACCTGCCACCAGACCTGCCGCCGGACCCACCGCCGACACCTCCTCCTCCGCGTCCGACGCCGCCAACTGTTACGAATGGCGGGACCAAAACCGACGCGAGCCATTGGGGCGAAGGTGGTGAAAACCTAGTTGCGGGCGACGGCGCCGGCACGTTTGGCGTGCTGCTGTCCGACATGGACGACGACACGCTGGGCGACGTTGATGACGTCAACGGCTCGGACCTTGCCAGCGACAACTACACGTTTGGCGTCCTCATGGACGACGCTAACGACGCTGGATCGGTGGACGACGTCAACGGCGCAGACCTGGCCAGTGACTTGTACAGCTTCGGCGTTCTGATGGACGACGTTGACGATCCCGGCTCATCCGACGACGTCAACGGTTCGGACTTGCAAAGCGACCAGTACAGCTTTGGCGTGCTGATGTCGGACCAGGACCCCGTGCGCGAGGAGATCGTCGACATCAACGCGCTGATCGACGAGCTCGACATGCTCGCGTTTGCCAAGGACGCCGAGCGCAAGTTGCATGAGAAGTTCGGCGACATGGAGTACGCATACCTATGAAGCTGGTGACCGATCAACCTGGCGAGTATCCGGTCGTCTGGGAGTGGATGAACCGGCGCACGCGGCTGCCCTGGAGCAGCGACTTGCGCACGATCGCGTCCATGCGAGATGACGGGACGATCGCCTGCGCGGTCGGTTTCAACGCCTGGACGCTGTCGGCCTGCTGGATTCACGTGGCGTTTGACGGTCCGCATGGGCTGAACAGGCACCTGTGGCGCGCAGCCTTCGAGTATCCATTCGTAAAATGCGGCATGGAGGCCATCTACGGCTTGACGCCCAAGAACCTCGACGACGCGCTGCGGATGAATGACAAGTTGGGATTCCGCAGGATCGCTGAGACGGTTGACTGCGTAATGTTTGAAATGCGACACGACGAGTGCCGCTGGATCAAGGAGAACGCTCATGGGCGGCAAGGGATCAGCACCTCCACCACCTGATTACATCGGTGCGGCTAACACGCAAGCGGCAGCTTCTAAAGAGCTGACCAACATCCAGAATTTTGCCAACCGGCCGACGATCAACACGCCGTTCGGTTCGCAGTCCTGGCAGACGAGTTCGCAGATTGACCCGGCCACGGGTCAACAGGTCACGTCCTGGACGCAGAACAACACCCTGGCGCCCGCGCTCCAGTCTGCGCTGAATGCTCAGATCGGTCTGCAGAACGACCGCTCGCAGCTGGCCGGCAACTTTATGGACCGCGTGGCCAGCGAGTATCAGCGCCCGTTCGACTACGCCAACCTGCCGCAGATGGCCGAGGCCAACCCGGTCGGCAACCTGCAGACCGGCGTGGCCGACTACGCCCGCGGCCTGCAGACGGGTGTTGACTCGCGCGCCAACAACGTGGTGAGCGGCTTCAACTTTGCCGGCCCGCAGATGGGCATGTCGCCCATGACCGGCGGCTTGAACTACGGCGTTAGCCAGCAACCGCTGAACACCGGCTTCAACGGCATGACGGGTGACCTAACTCGAGGCACTGGCACGGAGTCTGTGCAGCGCTCGCTGGCCACCGGCGACAACCCCATGTTGCCGCAGATTGACGGCGGCTTCCGCGATCAGGTGGCCACGCAGCTGATGACGCGCATGCAGCCTGTGCACGACTACCAGCGTCAGCAGCTCGAGACGCGCCTGGCCAACCAGGGCTTCGACTTGGGCAGCGAAGGCTACAAGCGCGCGCTGGACGAGCTGAACCAGCGCCAGGCCGCTGAGCGCTTCAACGCGCTGGACCAGTCGGGCGCCGAGGCGCAGCGACTGTTCGGCATGCAGATGGGTGCGCGACAGCAGGCGTTCAACGAGGACGTCACTGGCGGCAACTTCTTCAACCAGGCCGCGAACCAGGCGTTCAACCAAGGGTTATCTGCAAACCAGTTCGCCAACCAGGCCACGGGGCAGGCGTTCAACCAGGCAATGCAGGCCCAGCAGGCCGGCAACCAGGCGCTGGGTCAGCAGTTCCAGCAGAACGTCACCAACGCCAACCTGAACAACCAAGCGATCAATCAGGCCTATGGCCAGACGCTAGGAGCGTTCAACTTCGGCAACCAGGCGCAGAACCAGGCCTACAACCAGATGATGGGGCAGGCCAACCTCGCCAACCAGGCGGCCGGTCAGGCGTTCAATCAGGACCTGCAGGCGCGTCAGTTCGGCAACCAGGCCCTGGGCCAGGCGTCCGCGCTCGACATCGCCCGCATGCAGGCGCAGAACCAGGCTGCCGCGCAGCAGTTCGGCCTGAACCAGCAGTTCGCCGATGCCCGCAACCGTTTGCGCCAGCAGGCGATCGCCGAGCAGATGCAGCGCCGCGGCATGTCTCTCAACGAGATGAACGCGCTGCTGTCGGGTCAGCAGGTCAACATGCCCAACATGCCGTCGTTCGCGGCCGCGCAGCGTTCAGAGACGCCCAACATCCTGGGCGCCACGCAGATGGGCTACGACGCCGCGCTGGGCTCTTACAACGCGCAGCAGGCCGGCTTTGGCAACCTGCTGGGCGCCGGCGCGCAGCTCGGCTCGGCCGCGTTCATGTTCTCCGACCGGCGCCTGAAGTCAGGGATCAAGCGGGTGGGCACGCACGCGATCGGCGTGGGCATTTACGACTACACGATGATGGGAATGCCGCAACGCGGTGTGATTGCACAAGAGGTGGAGCGCGTGCGGCCTGACCTGGTCAAGCGCCACGCCAACGGCTACCTGATGGTGAACTACGGAGGCCTGTAATGAACGACAACCTGATGTTCGACTACCTGCTGGAGATGGGCGCCATGCGCCCTGAGCAGGACGAGATGCGTCGCAAGCAGGCTATGGTTGACGCGCTGCGCGGCCAGGCCATGACGCCGATGCAGGGCCAGATGGTGGGCAAGCACTACGTGGCGCCCGGCATCGCCAACGCGATCGCTCAGATGGGCACGGCCTACATGGCCGGGCAGCAGCAGAAGGGCGTGGACGCTGGTATGGCCGGCATGAACGAGCGTCAAGGCTCAACGCTGCGTCGCATGCAGGAGATGCAGCGCCGCAAGCGCTTGGGTCTGACCAACATCACCGGCGAGATGGACACGGGCGATTACGGCGGGGGTATGTGAAATGGACCCGCTGACCTTTTCCGAGGACGTCGAGCGCCGCAAGCGGGCCATGCTGCCGATGGCCATGAGCTCGCTGGTGTCGCCTGGCGGAACGCTGTCCAACAGCGTGCAGCCTGGCCAGGCGCTGCCCATGAGCATGCGCCAGCGGCTGGGCAATGTGTACGAGGAGCTCACGAAGATCGAGGGTCAGGAGGTCGACACGTCGGCCCTGCAGGCCTTCGCGCGTCAGCAGGGTCAGGCGGGCGAGCAGGCCATGCTCAACGCGCTGGCGGCTCAGTACGCCGGCGAGAGCTTCCAGCCGGTGCAGGCGCAGTTCCTAAAGCGTGCGTCGGCTGCGCAGGAACCCATGAAGGTTGGCGGCGGCATGCTGACGCCGGCGGGCGAGTTCATCAAGGACCCGTTCGCATCGCGTGATTCACGTCGAACCGCGCTGGAGCGCCAAGCTGGCGGCCTCGAGCGCATGGTGGAGGCGCAGGATCGTGCTGAGCGCGATCGTCGTGACCGCCTGCAACAGCAGGACTGGATGAATCAGTACCGCCAGGACATGCTCGGCGTGCAGCGCATCGCGGCGGGTGGTGCTGACACGAATCGCAGGTTCACGGTCGAGGACCGCATGGCCGACGATTACGAGCAGGCCACCAAGAACGACCGCACGGTCATCTCGGCGTTTCAGAACCTGCGCGCAACCCCGGCCAGCGCTGCGGGAGACATCTCGTTCATCTTCCAGTACATGAAGATGCTGGACCCCGGCAGCGTTGTGCGCGAGGGCGAATTCGCAACAGCGCAAAACGCAGCCAGCGTACCCGACCAGGTGCGCAACTTGTACAACCGAGCTATCAGTGGCGAGCGGCTCAACCCAGACCAGCGGCAGCAGTTCCTGCAGGCCGCCGGCTCAATCGCCGATGTGGCCGGCCGCCGCGTTGAGCAGCGTCGAGCTGAGGCCAGAGACAAGGCCGCGCGGCGTGGGGTGGATGCACGCAACATCATCGGCGACGACGACGGCGCCGCGGCAGATCCTCTCGGCCTGCGCAAGGGGAAGTAAGTGGAAAAGATCAAGCTCTCCGACATCCGCGCACAGTTTCCGATGTACGGGGACCTGAGCGACGAGCAGCTATTGATGGGGCTGCGCAAAAGGTATTACGCCGACATCCCGGCGGGAAAGTTCTACGACCGCATCGACTTCGACACGCAGCGCATGGACCCGACCGCGGGCATGAGCGGCACCGAGAAGTTCCTGGCCGGCGTAGGCAAATCGTTTGTCGACCTGGGTCGCACCGCTCGCCGACTTGGCAACAAGGTAGGCCTGGGCGATTACGACGCCGAGGCCGCAAAGCGTGACGAGGAGATTGACAAGCCGCTGATGGCCACGGGCGCCGGCATGGCTGGCAATATCGCCGGCGACATCGCGCTGACCGCCGTGCCGGGTTTCCGAGCCCAGCAGGCTATTACGCGCGGCGTACAAGCGGGCTCGCGCATGCTGCCAATGGCCTCGCAGCGGGCGGCCACGATGGCGGCTCCATACATCGGCGCGGCTGGTGCTGGCGCTGCAGTTGGCGCAGCCACAAGCCCAGAGGATCTGGCCGGTGGCGCTGGAGTCGGTGCATTGGCCGGCGCTGGCGGCGAGGCTGCCGGGCGCGTGGTGGCGGCCGGCTACAAGGGCGCCAAAGCCGCAATCGAGCCCTTGTGGCAAAGCGGCCGCGAGCGGGTGCTCAAGCGCACTCTGGAGCGGTTCGAGAGCCAGCCTGGCGCTGTGGCTCGAGGTGTCAATGCGCCCAGCCACGTGCCGGGTGTCACCCCGACGCTGGCCGAGGCCACGATGGACCCTGGCATCGCGCAACTGCAGCGCGGTGCTGCCAGCCAGTCAACCGACGTGGCCAGCGCGCTCGCCGAGGCGCGTGGTCGTCAAGTGGCTGGCTACCGCCAGGTGCTCGACGATCTCGCCGGCACCGATGGCCGGCGCGAGTTCTATGACGCGGCGCGTGAGACGGCCGCCGACCAGCTGTACGGGCGCGCCCGCGCTGAAGGCCTGCAGATGACTGAGCAGCTGCAGGCGCGCATGAACGAGCTGATGAAGCGGCCGTCGGTGCAGCGGGCCATGCAGGCGGCGCGCTCGCGCGGCCGCGAAAAGGGCATCAACATCAACGACCCGCGAGGCAGTGTGGCCGGCCTGGAGACGGTTGTGGACGAGCTTGGCGGCATGATCGGCCGTGCTAAGACCGCCGGCGACGCCGACCTGGCCAGCGCCCTGAAATCCACTCGTGATGAGCTGCTGTCAGTTCTAGACGAGGCCGCGCCGGCATTTGGCGAGGCCAGGCGCACCTACCAGGCCATGTCGCGCCCGATCAACCAGATGGACATCGGCGAGCAGTTGCGTAGAACAGCGCTGCCCGCGCTGGATGAGCTGAGCAACTCCAGCCTGGCGCGCGTCAATGCCAATTCCTATGCCAACGCCTTACGCAATGCTGACAGGACGGCCAGGCAGGCGACTGGTCTGCGCAGCGCCACCATGGAAAGCGTGCTTGAGCCCGAGCAGCTCGCCTCAGTGCGAGGCGTCGGCCAGGACATGGCGCGGTACGCAGCCGCGCAGGATCTGGCCCGCGTACCGGGCTCGCCGACGGCGCAATACCTGGCCGCGCAGAACGTCGTGCGGCAGTTCCTGGGGCCCCTGGGTATCCCGGCTTCAGCGGCCGACGCGCTGATCGGCAGCATCAGCAGCGGCGTGCTTGGCCTGCCCTACAAGCTCACGCAGAGCCAGACCGAGCAACTGCTCGCACGCGCTCTGACCGACCCGCAGACTGCTGCGAAAATCATGCAGGTTCGTGATCCGCGGACGATCGCTGAGATTTTGCAGCCGTTCGCCGCGCAGGCAGCGGTCCAGTACAACACGAATTGATGGGAGATTGAGATGCCCCGCAACCTTTC